TGTGACGCTAAATATCGACGGTTTAGGCGCAAAAACAGTGATGCGTAACGGCACTGATGCGTTGCAAGCAGGAGATTTAACCGCAGGCAATATCGTTGTTGTAATATACGATGGTACTGAATTCCAGTTAATTTCAGTCGGTTTCGGCGGTGGTGCGACTGGTGCTGGTGGTGACAAAATATTCATCGAGAACGGTCAAACAGTGACAACAAGCTATTCGATTCCTTCGCTGTCTAACGCTATGTCGACAGGGCCAATCACTATCGCATCGGGTGCGACAGTTACGATTCCTGCTGGTTCTGTCTGGGCGATTATCTAATGGGCTTACGACTAAAAGCATTTGCGCTAGGTACGGTTGAGGTCAACCCTGCTGACACAGCGTCAAACGTGTCTGTCAATGTACAAGCTGCAAACGGCGTGTTGTCATACGCTGATTCGTCTACAGGCGGGTTGTTTTTGCCCACAGGCACGACAGCGCAAAGACCTGCATCACCAGCGACAGGGCAAATGAGATTTAACACCACGACAGGTAGCGTCGAGGTTTTCAATGGGGCATCGTGGGGTTAAACATGAGAAACGAAATCACTCAAACACGACTGCATGAACTCTTTGACTACAAAGACGGTCAACTTATTTGGAAGGTCAATAAAGGCGGCAAAGCAAAAGTAGGCACAATTGCTGGGAACAGAATAAACTTTCAGTACATTCAAGTTGTAGTTGACAGAAAAACTTATTATTTACACAGGTTGATTTTTATTTATCACCACGGTCATTGCCCAGTAATTCTTGACCATGTTGATGGTGACCAAGCAAATAACAGAATTGAAAATTTGCGTGAAGCGACTAGCTCGCAGAATCAAATGAACGCAAGAATAAACAAAAACAATTCAACTGGAATGAAAAATGTTCAGTGGAATTTGGAAGCTAATAAGTATCGTGTTGAGCTTGCTGTGAACGGCAAAAATAAGTTTATTGGTTATTACGATGATCCTGAGCTTGCTGAATTGGTTGCAATTGAGGCTCGTGATAAATATCATGGGCGGTTTGCCCGTCATGGATAAGGAATAAATATGGCTGGAAACATTCGACTCAACGCACCGTCTGGCGGTTCAGTCACAATCAATGCTGTAGACACCGCATCGAACTTTACGATGAGCGTACCTGCTGCTGCTGGTGTGCTGATTAACGCTGATTCGGCTACTGGTGCGGCGCAACTTCCTGTTGGAACGACTGCACAACGTCCTGCAAGCCCTGTAACAGGACAATTACGATTTAACAGCACAACTGGCGGCACAGAAGTTTATAACGGAACTTCTTGGGGCGCTCTTGGTGGCTATTTAATTTCATATTTAATTGTTGCAGGTGGTGGCGGTGGTGGAAACGTCAACAACGGCGGCGGCGGCGGTGCTGGCGGGTTATTAGTTGGTGGTTTATTAAATAATGCGGCATTTTTTGCAACACCCGGAACAGCTTACACCGTCACTGTAGGCGCTGGGGGAGCTGCGGGTGCATCAGGCACAAATTCGTCTGCACTTAGCTTAACTGCTACAGGTGGTGGAGCTGGCGGCGGCGGCAGTTCAAATGGTGTATCTGGCGGCTCAGGCGGTGGTGGTGGGTCAACTACAGGCGTAGGCGGCAGTGGAACTTTTCCTCAAGGATTGTCTGGAGGAAATAATGGTGGCGCAGGCGCAGGCGGTGGTGGTGGAGCTTCGGTTGCTGGCACAAATGGCCCGGGTACAAACGGCGGTAATGGTGGAAACGGTCAAGCTGTATCTATTACAGGTTCGTCAGTAACTTACGCTGGTGGCGGCGGTGGTGGTGGAAACGTAGGCCCACAAGCAACGGGCGGTTCAGGTGGCGGCGGTGCAGCGGGTGTTGCTGGCACAGTCAATCTGGGAGGCGGCGGCGGTGGCGCACACGCAAACTTAGGTCTCCCCGGTGCGGCTGGGGGTTCTGGTGTTGTTATTCTCTCCGTACCCACAGCCAACTACACAGGAACAACCACAGGCTCGCCAACAGTCACAACTAGCGGCTCAAACACAATTTTGAAGTTTAATAGCTCAGGTAGCTATACAGCATAAGGAATAATCATGCCAACAATTATCGGCGGAAGTACAGGCGTAGCACCAGCACAATGGACAACAGCGGGTAGACCATCAAGCCCATTAGCGGGTCAATTGGGGTGGAACACTACGCTTGGTCAATTGGAAAGCTGGACAGGTTCGCAATGGCAACAGATTACTTCGTTACTGTATTCGGTTAGTTACCTTGTTGTTGCTGGCGGCGGCGGCGGTGGCACTTATTACGGCGGTGGCGGTGGCGGCGGTGGCTTATTAGCAAATACAACTGCATTTAATTCTGGCGCATCATATTCAATTACAGTAGGTGCAGGTGGGGCAGGATATACAGGCAACAACGGCAATGGACAAGTTGGAAACAATAGCGCTATTACAGGTATAGCAACAGCGCTAGGTGGTGGTTATGGAGGTGGGTCGGTTGGTTCTGTTCCCGGGGGGCCGGGCGGTTCAGGTGGTGGCGGTGCATCAGGTGGTGCTGGTGGAGCGGGAACATCAGGACAAGGATTTGCAGGTGGTGCTGCTTCTTCAACAGCAGGAGGTGGCGGTGGTGGCGCTAGTGCAATAGGCGGCACTGGAGTTGGTTCTGTTGGTGGAAATGGTGGCGCAGGAACTGTTAGTAGTATTTCTGGCTCATCGGTCACTTACGCTGGTGGTGGGGGTAGTTCTGCAACTACAAACGGCACAGGTGGTGCGGGTGGTGGTGGCGCTGGCGCAGTAGGAGCAGCTAGCGGTACTTCTGGCACAGCAAACACAGGTGGTGGTGGTGGCGGCGCTTACGGAGGAGCTAGTTTTTCTGGCGGCACAGGCGGTTCAGGCATCGTTATCATCTCTTATGTTGGCGCTCAACGAGGCACAGGCGGCACAGTCACATCAGTCGGTGGAAACACCATTCACACATTCACAGCTTCAGGCACTTACACTGCCTAATCTAATTTTTTAAGGAGACCAACATGGGTCATTTTGCCAAAGTAGTAGACGGAAAAGTTACACAGGTTATCGTTGCAGAACCTGAGTTCTTTGATACATTTGTAGACAGCTCGCCCGGCGAGTGGATCCAGACATCGTACCGTACACACGGCGGTCAGCATCCTGAAGGCACGCCACTGAGAAAGAATTATGCAGGCGTAGGCTACACATACGACAAGGCACGGGACGCATTTATCCCACAACAGCCTTACGCATCGTGGGTGCTTGATGAGGCTACTTGCTTGTGGAATGCGCCTGTTGCTATGCCTACAGACGGTAAATTCTACGAGTGGGACGAAGCCACGACATCGTGGAAAGAATTGGTTGCAGCTTAATTTAAGGAAAAATCATGGCTCTTGACGTTCAAGGCACAGACTATTTAAAGTTCCCTGTTGGGACTACGGCGCAGCGTCCCGCCACGCCTGCTGTCGGGATGACCAGATATAACTCAACGCTTGACCAGCTTGAGACTTATGTGACTGCTGGTTGGCAACCTGTTACTTCGTTGTCCTATTCGGTTAATTACCTTGTTGTGGCAGGCGGTGGAGGTGCTGGAGCTTCTACATCTGGACTTGCAAGTGGTGGCGCAGGTGGAGCTGGCGGTCTATTGGCGGCGTCCGCCTCGCTATTTTCTGGCGCTGCATACACAGTCACGGTTGGCGCTGGTGGTGCGGGCGGAGCGGCAGGGAACAACATCGGTATCCAAGGTACAAATTCTGTCATTTCTGGAATAGCCACTGCGATTGGCGGCGGATATGGCGGACAGTCAGGTTCAAGTGCAGCGGGTGGAAACGGCGGCTCTGGCGGCGGCGGTGCAGGCACTTCAGCGGGTGGCACTGGCACATCAGGTCAAGGTTTTGCTGGAGGAACGGGAGCGACACAAGGCACAGGTGGTGGTGGAGGCGCAAGTGCTGTTGGCGTAGCCGGAAGCGGCACAGTGGGCGGAGCAGGTGGCGCAGGCGCATCAAATTCAATATCTGGAACTGCCGTTACTTACGCAGGTGGTGGTGGTGGAGCAGGAAATTCGGCAGGTGGAGCGGGTGGTGCAGGTGGTGGCGGTGCTGGCGGTACTGGAGGAACAGCAGGTGGAGCCGGTACAGCCAATTTAGGCGCAGGCGGAGGCGGCTCGTCTGGCGTTTCTGCATCGCTTGCTGGTGGTTCGGGTGGCTCAGGCGTTGTAATCATCAGCTACCTCGGCGCACAGCGTGGCACAGGCGGTACTGTTACATCGTCAGGTGGATACACTATCCATACCTTCACAAGCTCAGGCACTTACAACGCTTGAAGTATCTAAAAGAAGCATCAATAGCATTTGCAATGGTTGCATTGTTGCCTGTGCTATTGATTGTGATGGTAGCTTTAATCCCTTGGGTAATCGTAGCGTGGATAATCAGCAAATCTTCAACGTAGTTGTTAGTGTGGCAGCTTTCTTAGCTGTTTATGTCTTTAACAACATGACACGCCAGATTCAGAAACTTGAGGACAAAGTGAGCGATTTGCCACACAGCTATGTTCAGAAAGACGATTATCGTGCTGACATTGCAGAGATAAAGTCTATTCTCAAGCAGATATTTGAGAAGCTCGATAGCAAGGCAGACAAGTGAAAGAGGCTCGTGAAAATGTAATGTCAGTGCTGACATACATAGATAGCCCGTTTAAGCTATTAGTGGTCGTTTTGCTCGCTTTGATGGGCTTCTTTGGTTACTTTGCCTACCAAAACCAAGGTCTGTTCCTAAGCGTTTACATGAAGTCGCAAGAGTTGCCTAAACTCAATGAGAATCAATTTGACGAAGCTGCTGTCTTGCTTTTTAAAGAAACACGAGCTGATTTTGTAATCATATTCTCTGTCAATCCAATCGTCAACAAGCGTGTAGTCCAAAGAGCTTACGCTAAAGACGGTACTCGTGAGAAGCGCTTTGAAGGCGTGGATGTTGGGTTGTTCACTGCAAACCAAGCCAACAACAGTGACGTTGTAAAGCTAATGTCTAGCGAAATTCCGTGTGGTGAATACACACGAGCGCAATCTGAGATTGGTCTTTGGTATCTCAATCAAGGCGTGACTTACACCTGTCGTATATCTGTGCCGCCTGAGATTAACCAGTTTATTGGACAAATCACGGTTGGCTGGAAAGAGAAACCAGACACAGCACACGCACACGATATGTTGTTAATTGCAGCAACCAAACTTGTAAAGGACAGACGATGATACCTATTTTGGATATTCTGAACATTGGCGGCAAAATAATTGACAAGATATTTCCTGACGCTAACGCTGCTGAAGCTGCAAAACTCAAACTTTTAGAGCTACAACAGTCTGGCGAACTTGCTAAGATGCAAGCAGATATGCAAGAGCAAGGCGAGCTTACCAAGCGTCAAGAAAACGACATGAAGTCTGACTCTTGGCTATCTAAAAATATACGCCCTATGACGCTTATAGCGATTCTGGCAGGCTATTTCACGTTCGCAATGATGTCAGCTTTTGATATGGAAACGAACAAAGCGTATGTCGAACTACTTGGTCAGTGGGGCATGCTCATCATGTCTTTCTACTTCGGTGGGCGTACACTGGAAAAGATTATTGACATGAAATCTAAAGAAAAAATTACTGAAGCGGAGATTAAAAATGCAAAGTAATTGGGACAACGCTTTTAAGATGATGCTTGCTTCAGAGGGAGGTTACGTTCACCACCCGTCCGATCCGGGGGGACGGACAAACCTTGGAGTTACTCAGCGTGTCTGGGAAGAATGGGTTGGGCGTGAATCGAACGAGAAAGAGATGCGTAGCCTAACGCCAGAGATGGTTGAACCGCTTTATAAACGCAAGTTTTGGGATGCGTGTAAATGCGACGAGCTGCCAAGCGGGATTGACTACTTGGTGTTTGATTTTGCTGTCAACGCAGGTTGTGGACGCAGCGCAAAGGTGTTGCAGACTGCTGTAGGTGTAACGCCTGACGGTGGGATTGGCCCGATGACCCTAGCCGCTGTCAACGCTCTTGACGGTGACGAGCTAATTGAAAGGTTTAGTCAAGGCAAAGAGGACTTTTACCGCAGCCTAAACACCTTTGAGACGTTTGGCAAAGGCTGGCTAAACCGTGTTGCTGCGGTAAAAGTTAAAGCTACATCGTTGCTTGCTTAAAAACAGCTAGTGGTGCAGTTGTTGCCGTAGCAACAGGTGGTGCAGGTAATAATGCGCCCACCTGACATATAGGTGTGCGTTGTGCAAGCTGCATACGCTGCGGTGGCTGATAACGCTAACACGACTGCGACTATGTACTTTTTCATTTTTTATCCTTGATTAAGTAATAACGTGCAAAATGCACTTCACCATCGTCAACCATATAGGTCAC